TTTGGAGCTGTGCGATGTTGACAGGCATTGGAACCACGACAAAGAGAGTGCACCGTTGCCGCCTGAAAAACAGAGCTGGCACATCGAGGTAAAACCGGGCTGATAACACACCGAAAAGCAAAAGTGTGGTAAATACTGTGGTATAAGTAAAGAAAAGCACCTAGATTTCAACGAATCTAGGTACTTTTTACTGGTGGAGGCGATGGGAGTCGAACCATCATTTATGATTTCACGAGCAATACGATAGCGAAAAAACCTTAAAACTACGGCAATTTTCTTTTGACTAATATCATTTTATAAATCAACACTCATTCGTAAGATGTAAAAGTGCGTGAGTAAGTGCGTGAGTGCCTTGCAAACAAAAACAGCCCCGAGGAACCGTCAGGCTCCCCGGGGCTGCTGCTATGTATTGAGTTTACTGTTTCCCTACAACATCCTTCGCCCTGTCAAAGCAGAACTGGATGACCCTGCCGATGGTCTCATCGGTGATTGCCCAGCTGAAGAGCCTGCCAAACTTGCTGGCGTCCAGCGCAGCGCGCAGCTTTGCCGCCACCCATGCTTTGCGTTCGGCACCGCGCTTGGTGCCCTGGATCTCATGCTCGGCGCGCTCGATCAGGTCAAGCACCAGCGGGCGGACGGTCGCGCCGTAGCCCAGCCGGATGGCACCGAGGACGTAAAAGGCAAAGCCGCCCAGCATCAGGACAAGGGCAAGCCAGCCGGGGACAACGTTCAAGATATTGGTCAATACTGCTTCCATGGTCAGATTCCTTTCTCTCAGTTGATGATCGCGCTGATGCCGCGCTTGGCGACAAAATCGCGTTGCTTATGCTTTACCTCGGCCGCGTAGTCGAGGGCGGCGTGCATATCGCCGTTACAGTGTGCGTCCGGGATGCGCTGCACGGCTTTAGCGGTGGCTTCTCCCAGCGCGATTGCGGCGAGGGAGCTTTCGTACAGGTTCGTCTCGAACTCCTCACGGGCTTTCTCTGCGGCTTCCTGCCGTGCTTCCTGACGCTCGATGCGCCGCTTCAGTTGCCAGACGAGAAGCCCCAGCACCGCCGTCGGAATGCCTGCGGCAGCAAGAATACTCGCCATCGGTCACACCCCCTTCACCGCGCCCAGACCGGCACGCTTGATAATAGCAGCGTAGTCCTTGTATGCGTGGCTCATGTCAACATTAGTGCTCACCCCCGGCACGCGGGCAGCGCTGGTGTACTGCCACATGCCGAACGGCCAGCCGGGCGCGGGCTTCCTCGTGCGGTAGGCGGCCAGCCACACGTCGTAGGGCTTCAGCTCTGCACCGCCCATGTAGAGGAAGGTACTGCCGAACCACAAACCGGTGTACAGCATGGCGTACACGCCCCAGCTTTCCACCGTGCTCAGCATGTAGGCCGTCAGGTCGGTCAGCGCGGCCTTGCCCAGCGGCTTCTGCACCTCGTCCTCAATGTCCACCGCCACAGGCAGCTCAAAGCTCCTGCCGGTGAGCAGCTTCTTGAAGTAGGTCAGCTCCTTGTCGGCCTGCTCCCGATCGACCGCCTTGAAGTAGCCATACACGCCGCAGGGGATGCCCAGCCGCTTGCACTCGGCGTAGTTGCGGGCGAAATAGGGGTCGGTGTAGGGCTTGCTTGGCAGACCCTCGGCGCTGTTGCCCATGGCGCGAATCATCACGCCGTCCACCTTGCCGCTTGCCTTGACCTTTGCCCAGTCGATGACGCCCTGATGGCGGCTCACGTCCATGATGGTCTTTTCCATCGCTTACTCCTTTACTTCTCCAGCTCTGCCTTGATGGCTTCCAGATCGTCCGTGGTCAGGGACAGGTAGTCGGCGGCGATGTCTTCAAAGACTTCACCGGCGGCAATGCGGATTTTGAAAGCGCGGGTCATAATGCGAAGTTTGAGTGCGTTCAGGGTTTTCATAAAAATCAGCCTCCAATCAAATCAGCCATCATCAAAATAATATCGTCGTTTGCGGTTTCCAGCGCGTCCACGCGCTCCGGCAGCTTCTCCCGGGCTTCGACCTTTTTGCGTGCTTCTTCCTGCGCGGCCAGCTCTTCGGCGGTGTAGCGGATGTATCTCTGCACCGGCACCTGTTCCACCCATTCCTCCTGCGCCTTTACGCCGGGGCGGTCAACGATCTTCTGCACGTCCTTGCCACCGTTCGGATACTCGGTCACTGTCTCCCAGTGCCACTGCTCCTCCACGCCCTCTACGGCGGGGTGGATGATCTCTTCGGTGTCGTCGGTCAGGTAGCCCAGCGTCAGGTCCGGGTTTTCCACGACCGCACCAGTCTCGTCAATGATCTTCATGGTTCAAAACCTCCTTTCTCAGGCCACGCGGTGCCAGATGTGCACATAGTAGGCGGCGGGCTGCACGGTGCTGCTGCGTCCGTAGATGGCGTTGGACTTGGACGCATCAAAAGATACGGTGCAATTACTGCCGTATGAACCGCCTTCGTAACCAGCCAAACCGCTATTGTTTGTGTTTATAGAAAGAGCGCCGCTGTTAGATACATTTGGGTATGCTGTGCTCGCCACACCAGAGGATGAGCCCTTGAGGTTCGGCAGACCGGCTTTCACCGTGGTGCCTGCTGCGTGGGTGCTGGATGCACCCATCAGCACCCGCTCGGAGGCGATCTCTTCCCAGCTTCCGCCGAACAGTGCGGCGGGGCTGGCGGGGTCGGTGCTCTGGTAGATGCTGCCCACGGGGTAGTAGCCGAGCTTATCGGCGGCTTCCCCTTTCAGTGCGTCAATGACAGCTCGAAACTGCTGCACCAAAGTGCCGGTGGGGATGCCGGTCACGCCGTCCCGCATGACGCCGCAGACGGTCTCGTCCGCGCGGGTGTCGGTGATGTCGGCGGCGGTGACAGCGGTGGAGCCTGCGGGCACCGAAATGGTGCACAGGCCCAGCTCGTACTGATTATGGTTCTGCAGGATATCGGGCGGCTGTGCGGCCACGGCAGGCGTGCCGGTCTTGAGCTTGATCGCCGTGATATTCTCCGAGGTGTCAAACTGCAACACGACGCGATCCACGCGGTTGAGGGTGTTGTCTGCTTCGGGGACGGTCAAGACGTTCTCTTCCCGACTGCACACGGATACGCCTTTAAAGTCGTCGTAATTGATCCATGCAAGGCCGGGCGCAACGGTGATCTGCCGTGTACCGGTGGTTCTGACAGCAAAGTTGGTCTCTTTGGAGTAGACGCCGGATGTGCGGGTGCACAGGTAGGTGGCCACGTCCTCGGCGCTGTAAACCACGCCGTTCAGCGGATATGTGATAATGCTCATTGTTTCCTCCTGATGATCGGGGTGCCGATCTCTGTGCTGACCGAGTTTTCACCCTTTTGGGAGCTCAGGGTCACAGAGGTAATGCGGGCAGCGGCCTGAATGTCCGTTCCGGGCAGGCTGGCCTCCACCACCATGCCCACCGTGATGCTGCCGGTGGGGGTGAAACGGAAGTTTTCCAGCCGGGTATGTTTGGCAAGCTCCTGCTCGCCCTGTGCGCGCAGGGTGGCAAGATAGTCCGCCTGAGACTGGCCGCCTTCCTTCTTTTTGCTGGTAGCATCCACGATCAGCTCCCGCCGGGCAGAGCCGGTGTTCTCCGCTGCACCCACGGTGGCGGTGCCTTCCGCGCCAACGACCACGCACACGTTTTTATAGTCCGTGATGCTCTCGGTATAGGTCAGGTCGGTCAGGTTGCCGTACTGCGGCGCATACCGGGCGTTCGGGTCGAGTTTTGGCCGGAACAGCTCAAACAGCAGTTTCGCTTCCGGCTGATCGAACCGCACCCGGAAGCCGATGTCCAGCTCCTGACACACCTGTTCGACCAGCTTCAGCAGGCTGCCGGGCTTGACCTCGCCGCTGTAGGTGTCCGTCAGTCCTGCAGCATCGCCCAGTTCAAGGCAGGGCCACGCAGCAGCACTGGATACCAGACTTCGCAACGTTTCCTCTGCGGCAAAATTGCTCAGGGTGTCCGTGTGACCGCGTTCATCCAGAATGCAGGCGGCGTCTTTTGCGGCGATCACCAGCTTGTGGTCGGATTTCTGGGCCGACACGATGCGCATGAGCCGGTCGCTGCCCACCAGCCAAAGATACCGGTCCGGGCGGCACAGCGCCTGCAAAGCGGTCGTGTCGTGCAGCTCCAGCTGTGCACCCTGGGTGTCACTATAGACGTTGTAGCGTTCCGGCCAGACCAGCGAGACCCAGCTTTCAATGCGGCCCAGCAGATTGAGTCGGATATCATAGACGCAGATACTCTTGTGCCCGGATGCTGTCAGTGCAGAAATGATCTCAGCCATTGGAACCCTCCGTGATGATGGTGGAATACGCTGCGTGCATGGTCAGCGTCAGGAAAAGCCAGCCGTCGCCGGATTTTGCGGTGCGCTGCCATGCCTGCGCACCGTGATACACCGTCCAAAGGGTACTGCTTCCGTCAAGGATGGAGAGCACGTCGTAGGTTTTGCCGTCAATGAGCTGCTGGACCCGCAGCAGGTCGTTTTCGCGGTAGACCTGCAGCTCGTCGCCGTCCTGCAGGGTCGTAACAAAGCGCAGGTACTCACCCGTTTCCGGGTTAAGGACGCCGGGGTTGACCACGGGCCCTCTGGCCGACAGTGAAAGCCGAAAGTTCTGGGTATCCAGTCCGCTGTTGACGATGCGGATATAATCGCCCTGCTCCCGGATGCCGAACTGGTGCGCGTCGTAGCACACCGGCAGGCGGAACACAGGTGTCACCTTGATGGTCGCGGCCAGCGTTTCCTCTACACTGTGCCAATAGGGGTTGGGGCAGTACAGCTGAAAGCTGAAGGTGGGCCAGAGCAGCGCCGCACTGATGGCCGGACAGCGCTGCACCTCGGCGTCACACCAGTATTTCCCGGCCACGGTGAGCCGCCCGGTCACGCCCGGCGCAAACACGTCCCGCAGCTGACGCTTGCAGTAATCCGCGTTGCGCAGGATACGCCCGGTGATGGTGCGGGTGACGCCGGAAATGCTGCGGCTCTCCACAGGGGCACCCACCTGCTGATAACCCTGACTGGTTTCCAGATCCACGGGCAGGTCGCCCAGCGGGTCACAGCTCCACAGCACGCTGGCCTTGTAGCCAAAGGCAAAGCTCTGTCCGGTGCTGGAGGTAAAAACAGCGTCAAACACCCTGCAGCACCGCCCTTTCCTGCTCATACTGTGCTTCGCGCATCAGGTCCGCCGCCGTCTGCGCCTTGCTGTAGATGTACTGGTTCACTTCGATATTGGGCCGCTGGGTGCGCTGGGGCAGCGGAGCTTTCTTCTCGTAGTCCCACAGGCTGCTGGAAGCCTCGGTGATGGTGCTGCCTGCGGCGCTGCTGGAAGAGCTGCCCGTGCCGGGTGTGCTCTTTTTCTTGAAGGCACCGCCGAGCGATGCAACGATGGCCGCGATCGCAGCCACCAGAGCAACGCCCGCTGCAATCATCAGCAAGCCCTTCGGGGTCCCGAATCCGGTCGGCAGCAGCGCCATGCCGATGGATTGCAGCATTGCCACGACCGCGCCGCCGATGGCACCGATCAGGCTGCCCAGCGAAGCAAGGATCTCCGGGAATGCAGAGATCAGACCGCCCTGCAGGCCCTTGCTGATGGCGAGCGCTGCCGCACTCAACGGACCCTGCAGACCGCCGAAAATGTCCAGCAGTGTGCTGCCCAGGCCGGAGAACTGGCTGACCACATCTCCAAAGCCGCCGGTCAGGCCGTCGAAGATCTGGGTGCCGAGGTCCCACGCGCCATTGGCCAGCTGGCTGATGCCCTCGCCCAGAAAACCGTTGACCTGCTGGATCAGATTCTTGCCGAAGTCGTCGATCAGCAGCTTGGTCTCCGGTGCAAGACCGTTGTACAGGGTGGAAATGACCCACTGCCCGACGCTGAGCCAGTCCTGACTCTTCACGGCTTTGTACAACGTGCCGAAGGTGCCCAGCACGCCCTTGTCGGCCTCGCCCTGCCAGCCCTTTACAAGGCCAGAAAAACTGTCGGCACTGGCCTTCTTGATGGTCTCAGCCACCTGCACACCGCCGTCGGCGGCAATGGTCTTGGCACGCTCCACCGTGACCAGCATTCCGTTCAGCACCTTGTTCTTCGTCTCAGTGATGACCTGTTTTGTGGTCTCGGTGCCATCGGCCAGTGTTTCCGTGACCGTTTTGGTGGAGGTCTGGATGCCATTCACAACGGCATCGGTGGTGGAAGTGACTGTAGACACCACATCCCGCACCGTCTCCATGGTCTGCTGCACGGTCTTTTTGCCATCGGCAGCAATGCTGGTGACGGTCTTGATGTCCTTCAGCACGCCGTTCACGAGGTCGCGGCTGGTCTCGGTGATGGTCTGGGTCTGCTGCTTCTTTCCGTTGGAAAGCTCCTCGTTCACGGTCTGGGTGGTGCGGGTCACTTTGCCCAGCACCTCGGTCACCGTGTCAGAGTAAGAGTTGACCACCGATGCGGCGGCCTTTGCGGCTGTGCCCGCTGCTTTCCCTGCGGCGGCTGCCGCATTGCCGGACTTGGTATAGGCCGGGATAGCGATATCCGCCACGGTCTGGGCGCTGTCGGCAAGGCTGGTGTTGGCGGAGGTCCAGTCGGCCAGCTCGTCACGGCTTGCAACATCGGCGATGGTAAAGCCGGCAGTGGCTGCAGTAGCGATACCCGCCACTTTGCCCTTGCCGGTCAGACCGTTGATGAAGCTTTGGATCAGATTTTTGCCCCACTGCACCGCCTGCGAGGGCAGGCTCTTGATCCATGCCAGGGCGCTGGAAAAACCGCCCTTGAATGCGGCCAGCATGGAAGAGCCCATGCTCTTGACGCCGTTTGCCACGCCGGTGAGAATATTTTTGCCGATGTTCAGCCAATTCACTGCAGAAATGACCGAAAGCACCGCCTGCAGGATCTTCTTCCAGTTGGCCAGTAGGTCGGGCACAGCCTTTACGATACCCACGCCCAGCTGCACCACCAGTGAGACGCCCTCTGCAAGGAGCTTCGGCATATTGTCGTTGATGATGCCGCAGATATTGATGATGATATCCGGCACATAGGCGATGAGGTCCGGCAGGCCCGCGATCAGGCCGTTGGCCAGCTGGGTGATCATGTCCAGACCGGCGTTCACGAACTCCCCGGCATTTTCCCGCAGGTTTTCTGTAAAGGAAAGCAGCTGCGGCAGAGCATTCGCCAGAAAATCCGGGATGCCTTGCGTGAAGCCCTGCGCCAGAGAGCCGAGAAGCTCGGTGCCGGTCTGCACCACTTCGGGCACAAGGCCGTAAATGACCTGCGGGATGCCCTGCAGCACATTGCCGATCATGGGCAGCAGGTTGCCCACGAGGTAGGTCTGCGCCGTATCGGTCAGCGCCTGCAGGGGTGCCGTCAGGTCTGCGCCGGTGCTCCAATTGCCCAACACGTTCTGCGCCGCTGCCTTCATGGCCGCAAAGCTGCCGGTCAGGGTCGTTGCGGCTTCTCTCGCCGTGGTGCCGGTGATGTCCATTTCCTGCTGGATCACATGAATAGCACTGTACATATCGGCCAAATTGCCCAGATCGTAGTGCACGCCGGAAAATTTTTCGGCATCATTCAGCAGACGCTGCATTTCAGCCTGCGTACCACCATAGCCCAGCTTGAGGTTGTCCAGCATGGTATAGTTCTGCTTGGCAAATCCCTGATAGGCATTCTGGATATCCTGCATATCCGTGCCCATCTTGTTGGCGTTGTCGGCCATATCCACCATGGCCATATTGGCAAGCTGGGCGGCGGCATTGGTATCCTTGCTCACGCTGGAAAGCAGGCTTGCCGCAAAGCTGGTGGTCTGCTCCATGTAGTCGTTGGCGGAAAGACCCACGGTCTTGTAGGCCTGCGCTGCATTGTCAAAAACGGTCTGCTGGGACTGCATCAGGGATGCATATTCGTCTTTAACGGCATCCACCGATTTGCCCACGGACTGGGCATATTCTTCCATGCTCTTGCCGCCTGCACCGAACAGTGTTTCAATGCCGCCGATGCTCTGCTGCAGGGCACCGCCCATGTCGATGGAATCCTTGATGATTTTGCCGATGCCAGCGGCGGCAAGCACTTTTTTGATAGTGCCGACCAGTTGGGCACCAACGCTCTGGCCAACCTTTGCGCCTAAGCCGTCCGTTTCTTCGTCAAAAACGTCAGTCAGTGCAGCCCGGATGCCATCTGCCGACGGCACGATCTGCACATAGGCTTTTGCCATCTCGATTTTGTCCGGCATCTCCATCAACCTCCTTTCAGCGCAGCAATGGCCGCTTCAAATTCTTCCGGGCTGGCAAAGCTCTGCACATCCTCCGTGTCGCTGCCGGAGCCTGTGCCGGTCAGAGCTTCCAGAATGGACTTGGGCGGCCTGCCGGGCTTGCCCAGCAGCCACCACTCGATGCGGTTCAGCGTGTCGGCAGCAGATGCCTGCAGCTGATCTTCTATAGGCACCCGCTGCCCGGCCAGCCGCAGCATACTGCGGCTGCTCTCCGGCAGACCTGCAGCAAGGGTGGCCGCCAGACGCGGCGGCAGGCTGCGCCAGTCCAGAACGTGGTAATACTGCGCAAAATCGCAGATCAGCGCGTCCTCGTCCGATGCGATCAGTTCGGAGAGGATGCAGAGTTTTTTCCTGCGGAAAAGCTGCGGATCAGTTCACCGATCGCTGCACCAAAGGCAACCACCGGCACGCGGCCCTTGGCGTCACGCAGGTGGTCGTAGAGCTTCTTCTTGCCTTCCTTGCCAAGCAGGCGGTCCGCCACATAGAACAGCTTGGTACCGTCCGTGTCCATTTCCACAATGGCCTCCACCAGCTCCACGTCGTTCATGGCTTCATCGTCCAGCTCGATCTCAAAACCGGATTCCGTTTTTGCAATCATGCCTTTACCTCCTTATGGTCTGCGGTGCTCTCGGCGGCAGACTGGGTGGCGGCAGTGCCGCCCAGAATGTACTCGTAGTGGGTGTTGCCCTTGGTGTCCGGCACCGCGGTGATGGTGGTGTTGTAGCCCACCGCACCGTTGGAATAGACGATATCGCCCACGGCAGACACTGCCGCATCCGGGATCACGATGCGCTTGAGCACGTTGTTCTTCATCACCATGTCCACGACCCAGCTGCAGTCCTGCTGTTCGTCGCTGTTGGCCTTGACCGTGATGCCGGTCTCCAGCGTGCCGGCAACGTTCTTATCGCCGTAGACGGACTTGAGCACCGCCGGGTTCAGGGCTTCCAGCAGGGTGTAGGCGAAGGTGTCCGGCTTTTCGGTCTGCTGGGTCAGCACGGTATCACCGCCCCATGCCGTGGTGTTCTCGCTGCTGGGAGAGTTCGAGTTGGTCAGGCCGTCACTGGAAATGTAGCCCAGCGATTCAAAGGCTTCGTTCAGTGCGGACTTTGCATCCGTGGGCAGCGGGGTGCCCAGAGGTGCGCGCCAGACGGCACCGCCCACCTTGGGCTTTGCGGCGCTTACATTTTTTGCATCCATAGAGATACTTCCTTTCGTCAGTAATGTGTAATAGAAAAAACGGCCTGATATCTTGGCCGTTTGCGGGTGGTATCCGGGAAATTGTACTCAGTGACAAGGTCGCAGGAGACGATTTCCGGCAGAGTGTCGGCGTCCAGCATGGCCTGCACCACAAAATGGCTCAGCTGGGCGGCAGAAAAGTCGCTGCTGCCATAGGACTGCACCGCCAGCGTGGCCGTGTAAATGCCTTCGTCCAGGCTGTCACCGGTCTTTTCGAGGATACAAAAATTGCCGGAGGGCTTCTCCGGCATGGACATGTAGCAGGAATAGGCATTTTCCCGCAGGTAGTTCAAGATGACTTCTTCGATCATTTCTTTCTCTGGTAGCTCCTCACTGTGATGACACGCCCATTTTTCAGGCGGCGCTTGTGTTCATGCACTGTTGCGCCGCTGCGGCTGCCGGAGACGGCTTTCAACAGGGTGTTGTTGGCCGAGTTGTCGTCATAGGCCTTGCGGGAAGCGGTCTCCACAACAGCCACGGCGCGGGTGGGGGCCACGTAGGATTCGTAACCATCGCCGCAGCGGTCCTTCACAGTGTCGGCGCGGTCCTTGAGCACAGCCTGCATCTCAGGGGAACGCAGCAGCGCCCGGATGCCGGGACTGTTCAGCTCGATGCGGACCTTACCCATAGCGCTCCACCTTCACCTTTTTGTTCCAGTCCAGCGGCACAAGCTCTTCGATGTACTGCTGCACACCGCCATAGGTGTGCCATTTCTGGCCGAAGAACTCCACCGTAACGTTGTCCCAGCTGTGCGCGTCCCCCTTCGGGATGCACAACTCGTAGGTCAGATGGTGACCGTTCAGCTGCACTTCGTCCGCTATGGCAGCAGCATCTGCCGGTGTTACCAGCACATTTTCCACCGTGACCGGCATTTCGGTGTAAACCGGATCGTGAAAAGCGTCTTCATCGGTCTGGGTCTTTTCGTAAAGCGTGACGGGGATGCCCTTAATCCACGGCATAAGGCTCGATCACTCCTATCCGCTGGCGGCGCAGGCCCAGCCGAGCCAGTTCCGATTTTTTGATGAACAGACCGCCGCCGGGCACCAGAAAGGAACCCGAAGCGGAGTAGCCCCCTGCAGCTTGGGTGAACTGGGTCAGGGGCTCCTGGTTCGTGCTGGTCATAAGGGTGCGGGCCACCACATCCACTGTGACGCTCTTGGCCACCATGGCAAGATCCGGGTCAGCCGCCACCAGCGCGGGCAGGTCTTTGCCCACCTTTTGGGCTTCCATGTTCAGACTGGCTGAGACCACCTCCAGCAAGGAGGAAGCCCTGACCTGCTCGGCAGAGGTCATGGGCCGCCACAGCGTGGTCATATCCTCAAGTGCTGCGTAGGTCATTTTCCGGCCACCGTTTTCTTTTTGGGCACGGCAGCGGGCTTTTCGGTTTTAACGGGTTCGAGCCTCTTGGCCGGTTCCCAGTCCCCGCCGGAAACGGCGCATTCCGTCTCGATCACTGCGCCGGTGCGTTTGTTGCGGTACAACATGGAAATGCCCTCCTTACTTTGCGGCCTTGATGTGGGCAAAGGCGGTGGGGTCCAGAATGCCCCAGCCGATGTATGCTTCACCGCGCAGGTACACCTGATTGTGGCCCTTCAGGTCGCCCAGCTCGGTGTCGTTGTCCGGGTTGCCGTACTGGATCACCTCGATGGGGATCTCCTTTGCATAGCCCCACTTGAAGCAGTTCTCAAAGTCACCCACCAGAGCGCGGTCCAGACTGGAACCAGCGGACAGGTTGGAAGTGGATTCGACATGCAGGCCGTTCACCTCGCCGGGCTTTGCACCCCACGCCAGCTGCGGATACAGCTTTGCGCCGTCGGTGGTAGTCTGTGCAGCCAGTGCGCTCTTGAAACTGGGAGACAGCACCATGCCGGTCACGTCGCGCTCTGCGCCCTGCACCAGAGCAATGGCGGCTTCCACGTTGGCGTCGGGCTTATCGCCGGTGACAATGGTCACAACCTGCGTGACCTTGCTGTCAAAGTGGTTGGTGCCGATCACGCCGGACGCCGTGCCGGTGCGCGGGTTGATGCCGTGGAAGGCCATCAGGTCCAGACCCTTGGCCACCTTCTTTGCAAAGCCGTCCGCAAAGGCACTGAGCACGTCCATCTGGGCATCCTCGGATGCATACAGGAACTCGTCGGACACGCGGGCGCCGTATTCGATCTTCAGAGGCACGATGGTGATCGGCTCCACGGTCAGGCCGCCCGTGCCCTTGGCACCGTTTTCGGCCACGATGTCCACCTCTTTGTCCAGAGTGAAGGTAAACTCTTTCTGGCCGTTGAAAGGAATAGGCGTTGCGCCGCACAGCTTTGCCAGTGCGGATGCGCCAGTGGTTTTCTGGATGAAGCCGGGGATCAGCTCTTCCGGGAACAGGGATCCTTTGCTCAAAATATTTGCCATGATGTTTTCTCCTTTAGTCGTTGTTCATCAGCTGGTTGGTAAAGGTGCGCAGGGCGTCGCGCCTGCTGCCGCCGCTGGGGTCAGGGTCGCCGCGCAGAGGTGCGGGCGGGTTCTTGGGCTGGATCAGTTTCAGCAGGGCCTGCGCGTCCTTGCGGATGTCGGCCTCGTTGGAGCCGGTCAGGCGCTGGGCCAGATCGAACGGGATGCCCACTTCATGGGCGATGCGGGTCTTGAGGGCCTCCGTCTCGTAAGTCTGGATGCGGCTGTTCAGTTCCACGATCTGCCCGGCATATTTCTCGTTCTGGGCCTTGATCTCGTTGTAGTCGGCATAGGGTGCAAGCCGCTGTTCAACGGCTGCGTCAAATGCTTCCTGCGTGGTAATAGGTTCAAATGCTTCTGCCATAGAAAAACTCCTTTCGTTCTGGCAAACAAAAAACAGGCCCGTGTGGCCTGTTAATAGCTGGTGCGCTGGCGACGCTTTGCCTTGCCCTCGGCGCATTGCCAGTGGGCCAGGATCACGCTGTCCAGCAGTTCAATATGTCCGCCCTCGGTCAGTGAGCGGTAGCCAAAGCCGCCGTTGGAGCCGATAGCCCGCTTTTCACAGTTGGATGCTGCCTGCGTAAGGCCGGGCTGCCCGGCATGGCACAGGGATCTTGCAAACACTGCCTGCTCAAAAGCGGCATTGGCGGTGATGATCTGCTTGACCGTGGGCAGCACCGGTGCTTTGATACGGGCAGCCTTCATGGCGTCGGCCAGCAGCTGCTGCCCGCTGGCACCGTCCACCGCCACAGCGGCAAGGTCGGCTTTGGACAGAAAATCAAGGAGCCATCCGCTGCCTGTCCGGGTAGGGCGGCAGTCGATGGCTTCCACGAATATCTTGTTTTCTTTGGTCCGGCAGGCAACGGCCAGCGCACAGCTGGTGCCGTCGGTGCTGAACTTGATGCCGGCATAAAGCCTGCCGGTGAGCTTTGGCAGAGCGTCCACCTTCAGCTCGTCCCATTCGGTGCGGCTGATGGCGGATTTGAGGTTGTAGCGCAGCCACAGGCCCAGACGCTGGATGTTGAAGTCAATGGGATCGTCGCCGATCTCATCCGCAACGCTGCGCTCGGTAAAAATGGTGCCGAGACTTGGGTTCGTGCGGTACCATGCTTCCACGTCATGCGGGTCGGTCTGCTGTTCCACGCTCCACTCAGCCCAGCCGGTGTTCTGGGTATCACCCCGCAGCGCAGCGTTGCGCATTTTGAGGAATACCGTGCCGGAAGAGACCGGCGTAGGCGGCGTGCCGCAAAACAATGTCTGCGGGTTCTCGCTGTCTGTGACCACGTATTTCAGGGCACTGGCCTGATCGTCAGTGTATTCCTGCGCTTCGTCGATCACCAGCAGATCGAAACCTTCACCCAAACCGCCCTTGGAAGAGCGGGTGCGGAACTCGATGCGGCCCGCGCTATCTTCCAGCTGGATGTGCTCACGGCCCACCGCCTGAATGGATTTGTACGGGATCTTTGCTTTATCCAGCAGATGGCACAGGCGCTCCCATGCTGCGCGCGAGGTGGTGGTGCGGTGCGCGGTGTGCAGGATGCTTTCGCCCTGCTTCAGGCCGTACAGCTCCCGGATGGCGGCGATTTCGTTCTTGCCGTTGCGGCGGGGCACTGCGTAGCCGAATTTGGTGTGCACCCAAAGATCATTCTCGTTGCGGGCAAGGATATCGTAGAGCAAAAGCTCCTGCCACTGCTGGGCCGTGCGCCCGGTGGTGTTGTACAGGTCAATTGCTTCTTGTCCGCACGTTTCGGTGTAGGGCAGCACGACAGCGGCGGTAGGCGTCTGGCGGCCCAGCCTGACATCAGCTGCCTGTTTTCGCGTCCGCGGCATGGTGGGCTGGGTTCCTCCTTCTAAGATGTTGACGACAAATCGAAAATATGATATAAAATAAATAGAGGTGCGCCTCCGCTATATGGTGGGGGCTCGACACCTCTATTTTTTTGCAATAAAACGCTGGACCATGAGCAATTCATCTTTGCAGATAACAAGAATATCTACGTCTTGAGTTGCACTGGCGGTCAGCCTTTTTCGGAGAACATCTTTCAGCAAATCAGCAGAAATTATATTTTGCCCATAGTTCAAAATAATGCCGCCGGGATTTTCTTGAATCTGCTTCAGACCATGCCGAACAGCGCTGTTCGCAGATTTTTCCGTGGAAGCTGTTTTTAAGTCCCACATCTTCCCATTCCAAATATAGTCCGGTGTCATGGCCTTATAGTTGTTTACTTCGTTCAACAGTACAATGTTGCCGCCCAGATGGTCGTGCAGCCATTGTGCTGTTTTCACTTCATCTGCATGGCACACCATGTCATAGCCTGTATCATATGTGATAGAACCAACACCCGGTGAAGCCGTCCGCAAATATTCCGGGAGAACGCTCTGCATAGGAATATCGCCGGGAATATGGACTTTGTTAGGGAGTGGTGTTTCTGCAAGCTCCTTACGGGACTGAAGGACTTCCAGCTCCTCTGTCCACGTTTTATTCCACACGTTCTGCCGTCGGCCCTCGCCGGGGTCATATTCCACCCGGCAGCGGCAGCGCTCGTGGCGGCGGTAAACATCTTTCGGAACATGGGGGTAGTCGTATGTCCCGGCCAGAGCGCTACACCACTTACAGCAGCCGCTTTCGGCAATGCGGACGACGCGCGGCCTCAGACCGGCCCTGCCCTGAAAATCCACATTTGCCTTCAGGACATCGTCCACGGCCATGCGGGAAAAGGTGCGCACCGGCTCAGCCAGTGCCCATGCCGCATCCTCAAACCGTTCCGCTTCTGCCAGCTTGTTGAGCAGGCCGTTCACGCGGTCGGCATCCAGCACGGCACGCTGCGGCGCAATGCCGATCCGGGCCTGCCGGTTCAAAGCCTGCTGCGCAGCCGCAGCAGCGTCTGCGATCCTGGCATAGTCCTCCTCCAGCAGCGGGCGCACCACCCGATCGGCAATGTTCCAGTACAGCCTTCCGTCCGGCAGAATGTCAGCAGTCAGGTTGCGGCGGAAAGCGTCAGCCAGTGCGGAACCTACCAGCTCGGCATAGGCTGCAGCGGCAGTGTAGGTGTCAGCTTCCTGCTGCGCGTCGCCCAGCAAGGCCAGAAAGTCAGCTCGGATGCGTTCCAGCAGTTCCGGGGCAATGTCTTTTTCGTCCATGGGCACCTCAGTTCTCGGTGCGGATGCCGGTCAGATCCCGCAGATTTTCTTTGCCGAAGTAGCCGGGGATCACGGCGTTTATCTTGCCCACGGCATCACCGATGCCGGACAGCGTGGCGGCGTCCGGTTCAAACACCGGCTCCCACACAGGGCGGGTCAGGTAAAGCTGCTGGCGCTGGTAGGCAAAATCGTCCCGCACGCAGGCCGCAAGATACCCGACATTCAGGAAGCCGCTGCCGAAGGTGCGCTGCGCCTTGCGGGCTGCCAGACGCAGGGCCTCGTGGCTGGACTTGATGGCCTCGGCGCTGCTGGGATTGTCGGTAACAAAACCCAGATCATCCAGCGTCAGGCCGGTCTCGCCTGCAAACAGCGCTGCAAAGGTGCGCAGCTGTTCGGTATACGGGCTCATGCTCTGCTGGGTGAACTGGCCCACAACGGGCTTGTCGCCATCCTCGTCTTTGGTGATCTCCAAAAGGCTGGAAATGGTAGCCTTCCATTTGTCCAGCTGTTCGGCTTCATTGGATGTGCCCAGCACATACTTTTGCGGGAAGGAGTAGAACTCGGCGCTGATCTCGCTGCGCTTGAGGGTGCGCAGCGCGCCCTGCTGCAGGCCCATACAGGCGCGGGAAATACGACTGTGCCCAAACGGACGCTTTGCATCCGGGCGGTATACGATGGGCACCAGCAGCGGGGCAGGTGCGGAGTTCGTCACCCGATACGGTTTCTGGCCCTTGGGGTAGTACCATGTACTGCCCGCAGTGAAGTAGGCCTCCAGCGTGGGCCGATCGCTGTCGGGGTCGCGCGCCAGAACTGCATAGCCCTCCCTCAGCAGGCCTGTCACTTCATCCATCACGCCGGTGGCGTTGCCGCCGTCAATGACCTGCAGGCGCGGAAAACCATTTTCGGCCTGACTGATATACACAAAGCAGCAGCTGGAAATGAGGGCCGACAGCACTGCGCTGTCAAACAGCACATCCGCATTGTTCATGCAATAAATGGTGTTCAGGTCAAAATTATCGTCCCGGAACTCCCGCCAGAGCAAGCGGTCCGCCAGCGAATCCACGGCCTTGCCGCACCAGCCCAGCACCTCTGTGAAGGTGCGGAACTCTGGCGGTGTCACCATGCCGAAGTCCTTCACGGCGTTCTTCATTTCATAATATTTGTAGCGGGTCTGCACCCGCGCCCGCTTTTGCAGCAGGCGGCGGCGCAGGTATGCCATGCCTTTCAGGTCGCTCATAGGGCGGTGCTTTCTCCTTTCGCGAGAAAATATTCACAGTACGGTACGGGAAGGTCAGAGACCCCCCTGGGAGGGGGATATCCCCCCTGTTGTGGTGAGGAAGGTTTGATATCTGCTGCCTTGCTCAATGGCCGCGGTAGGCTGTCCAGTCGGTGCTCAGCGGCAGAGCCAGCGGCGCGTCTGCATCCGCTTCGGCCTGCTTTTCTACCGGCGAAAACAACTTGTCGCTCTTCTGCCGGTTGCACCAGAAATGCGCCAGCTGAAGGTTGGCAAGGTCGCTGGGATGCCCGCCCTTGGCCACGGGAATGATGTGGTCGATGCACGGCGAAAGCGGATGCGGAAACTTGCAGCTGAAATCCACAGGTTTGCCGCAGATGCCGCACACGGTTTGTGTAGCATAGATCTTCTTTTTGTTGCGCTCAAAGGCCAGACGGTGCGTGCCGTCACGGTCTGGGCGCGTAACAGTCTTTGGCATATGCGGCTCCTTGGTCACGGCCTGCTGTGCACCATCGGGAAGGAGCCTTTGCAGGCAGGGGGACTTCTTCGGGGAGGGAGTGTTTTCAAAGCCCATGGGTGCTTTGCAGGCCCGGGGGTATCAAAAAAGCCGCCCGGCAGATCCGAACGGCAGGAGATTCGCGGTCAGTGCGCAGCTGCCCGCAGCGGCAGCTTGCTGGGCAGGATGGAATGGAACCCGCTTGGCTGTATGCTGCCACGCACTGAGGATGATGCTGCAATGACCTATATTTATCCAATGACCCCGCCGGGATGCAGACCCTGACAGTGCCGCGGATAACAAAATAAGAATTGCCCGGCTGGTACATTCAGGCTGTTGGTCGGTAAGGTGTTCCCCTGTCGCAGCCGGGCAATGCAAAAGCCGCAGGGTGTTGGATGTTGTCCAGCTCCTTGCGGCTTTCGCAGTTTAATATTATCAGCTGGTTAAGGTGCATTCAAGTCCTGATTAGTCCATTTTTGTCCAGATTAGTCCAGATTGGTCTATTTTAGTCCAGATTAGTCCTGACCTTTCACTTGTAGGCTCTCGATTGCCTGCCGGTGGTGGGCTAACACGGCACTCCTCGACAAGTTTGTTCCCTGCATTATTTCGCTCCAGCTCTGGAATTCAATGTATTTGCGGAATAGGATATCACGATCACACAGGTCGGCCAGCGTGTTCAGTGCTGCCATGACTTCCTCATAGGTCTCGTCACAGATAGCAGCCTGAGCGGTTACGCATTCTTCTGCCTCTTGGATGCGTTCAACCGCCCTCGGCAGGGCTTGACCGTCACCGACCCCGCCGGGGATAGGAGAAATATTCTGAGTTGTGCGCCCGGCATCTGTCTTTGCTGTTTTCAACTGCTGCAGACGAAAGCCGAACAGCTGCCGGGCTGCCTTGTAACGTTGTAGCCATTCCTTTTTTTCTTCATAGGTCATCGGACTGCATCCTCCTTTATCCTCTATTCAGTTCCCCACTGCTCTGCCATAGCACCGGTTAGGGCAGTTTAGGCATGGGCATCCAGACCGGAAATTCCTCTGGAAAGTCAGCCACAATGTGCCATTCCCATGCGGTTACAAATCCAATTCCCGTCTGTACAGTCAGAACTGTTGCTGACCGGGGATCTGCGTCTTCCGCTTTGGGAGGCTCTTCTGCCGTTTTACGCCACCGCAATTGCAGGCTGTCCGGGTCAATGGACGGGCAACTTTCAATAACCTTCTTCACGGCTTTGAAAAGCTCCTGCTTTTTGTAAACCATGTTGATCTGGCGGGTTCCTTCTGCGGCGGCCATAGCGAGGTTCCAATCGTTATAGCACTTGTCTGCATGATTCATGGCAGTATTAGCATCAATCAATCTTACTTCATCCATGGCCCAGTCACCCCATAGGAATATATCTGTTTTCGCACTGGACGTTGTTGCAAAAGCGCTCGGTGCCAATGACTTTTAGCGGTCTGCCGCACAGCGGGCAAAACTTGGGCACCCCTCGTGTCTGGTACGGGTTCCCCGCCGCCTTTGTAGTGCCCTCATGCAGCAGGTGAGCTATACACGCAATAGAACCGGGTTCCACTACCGCCATGCAGTTATGGCGCGCCTCACAAGAATTACAATCCATTTTCGTTCATCTCCTGTTTACCACCCCGCCGGGCCATCCTCATGGTCTGCGGGTATAAAATCATCCTCGTTGTAATTTTCAGACGGATCAGGCGCGGGCTGCCACTCATGATACTGAGGCTGCCACCACATGGGCACCCGGCCTGTTTCGCCCTCTCGGTTTTTGCTCACCCGCAGACTGACCTCAAAATAATCATTCGGCCCCTGCAGACGGCGCTCTCCTGTAACCTCGCTCTCAATGAACACGACGGCATCCGCGTCCTGCTCAATGGTGCCAGAGCCGCGCAGATCTCCCAGCGCTGCCTTTTTGGCTCCACCGTTCCGGTCGGTGCTGCGGTTCAGCTGCACCAGCTCCACGATGGTGATGCCGGTTTCCATGGCCAGCTCTTTCAGCTGACGGGTCACGTCTGCCAGTCGCTCATACTCCTTGCGGCCCGGCTGAGTGTCCGCAATCAGGCCGATATGGTCGATAAAGACGATCCGGGGCCGGTACTTCATGACGCGGGCGCGGATATCGTCCACGGTCATGCGGGTGCCGTCATCGTAGATCATTCCGGTGTGACCCTTGATAAGGGCAAAAGCGTTGTTCAGGCTCTCCCGCTCCTCCTCGGTGATCTTGCGGTCTCTCAGGCGGGTGCTGTTTATGCGGGTCAGTTTGGACATGGTTCTCATCATCAGCTTGCGCCGATCCTCTTCCATGGTCAGGTAGTAGGTCTGTACGCAGTTGCTCAGGCGCAGGGCCAGAGCCAGAGCGAGGTCTGTTTTGCCGTGGCCGGGACGGCCTGCCAGCACAGTGACCATTCTTTCCCCGAACAAGCCCAGTTCGTCCAGTTCGCGCCATGCCATTTTGACGCTGGTGTCCGGTTTTTGCAGCCATTGCATGGTTTCGTCCCAGACCTCAGAAAAATCTTTGACGTTCGCGTCCACGCTCTCCCGGCGCAGATGATCCTGCACTTTCAGGGCTTCGCTCATGTCCCGGCAGATGCTGTCCGCGTCCGCTGCGCTCAGGGTCACGCTGGTGGCCAGTTCCACCAACAAGTGCTTGCGGTAGTCCTCCATCACCAGCGCTTCGTAGTCCTGCACATGGCTGATGGTGGGCACGGTTTCCGCTGCGGCTACGATCAGGGGCCGGAAATCACCGCCCAGCATCCGCTCCAGTATCACAGCATCCACGTTGTGGCCGCTGTCCAGCTGCAGCTTGATGGCTCCAAACAGCTGCCTGTATGGGCCATCCTCAAACATCGCCGGTGTCAGACGCTCCACGGTAGCCTTGCAAGCCGCCGGGTCTAAGATCGCAGCGCCGATCACAGCCAGCTGATGCTGCTGTGCCGTGGTGATCTTGCTGGTGCTCATGCGCTCACACCTCCCAGCAGATCCGCAAGGGTCATTTCCTTGGTAATTTTGCGGGGCCTATCCGGCGCAGGCTGCGCATTATGTACTGTCGGGGCCTTGTCCACAAAATCCTTGACGGCAAAAACACCCGTCCAGCCGTTTTCGATGCTCTGATTCAGCATTGCAATGGCGTACCCGGTGCGATCCTGAACGCCCGACTCTTCAACCAGACGCTTGATGGACTTGCAGATCTTCTTTGCCACCAGAGGCGTCCACAGCTTTTTCTTGTCCTTCTTGGCCAGCTCACGCCGGTGCTGGTCAAAATCCATCAAAGCGTCATACAGCCCGCCGGGGCCGCCGCGGGAAAACTCGTCAAAGACCTCGGCCACGGTCAGACCGTCCGGCTCCTCTCGCGCCCCTGCGCGGGGTGTATTATAATTTTTTTCTCTTTTTCTTATCTGGGGTTCATTTTGAACTGGGGCGGAGTTCATTTTGACCGGGGTGCAAGGTTCATTTTGAACCGGGTCCATTTTGACCGGGGTGTCTTTTTGACCGGAGGTTGACGCACAAGTTTCCGGGCAAAGTGCTGTGTACCGATTGACAGTAACATTGCCAACGGTTTCCTGCCATTTGCGCAGCAGGCCTTTTTCTTCCAGTGCTTTCAGGGAACGCTTTGCGGTGCTTTCGCTGACCTTGCAAGTGTCCACGATATACCGGATGGAGCCGAAATAGCACCCCTGATCGTCCCGCGAAAAGCTATAAATCAGGGCATAGATCGCAGCGTCTGTGAGGGAGAGGTCATAGTCCTCCATCATCCATGTGTAAAGCGGGATAAATCCACCCTTTTTCGTTTCCATCGTCTATCCTCCATCAAAACCATTAAAACGGCAGGTCATCACTGTCGTCGATCACTGCAAAATCGTCGCTCTCGGAATGCTCCGGCGCGGGCTCACTGGGCCGATATCCCGCCGGAGGCGCCTCGCCGCCCTCGTCCACCGGCTTGCTGGTGCCCTTGGAGCCCGCAAAGTTGATATTGTCGGCCACCACGGCAAAGGCGGTGCGGTTGTTGCCGTTCTTGTCCTGATAGTTGCGGGTCTGGATGCGGCCATTTATGGCGATCAGACTGCCCTTGGAAAAATACTTGCACACAAAGTCAGCCTGCTGCCGCCATGCCACGATATCTACAAAATCAGCCTGCCGCTGCTCACCCTGTCGGGCAAAGTTACGATCACAGGCAATGCGGAACTGGCAGACGTTCACGCCCGCCGGGGTGGTGCGGAGTTCAGGGTCAGCCACGAGGCGGCCCATAATTGCTACAACATTAAGCATTGAGATAGTCCTTTCCAACAGCGGCCATCCACGCAGCGTGTGCGCCGGGGCCGTTCTGTTCCTCATATTTCGCTTGCGCAACGGCCTTTAAGGTCTGTGCACAGGTGGCATTGTGGTGGGCGCTCAGGCCCGGCTCATTGTGGTGCCGGTGACACAGCCAGACCTTGAGGCCGTGCCGCTCGGAGAAGCTGCGCAGCGGCCCGTTAAGGATGTGGTGCTCCTCCAGCCCGCGGGTGGTCTTGACGGCGTACCAGCGGCGGCAGATATAGCATTCCTTTTCTGCCTGAATGATGCTTTTAGACAAGCGGCACCCCATCCTTTTGCGTGCTCTCATAAGCCTCGCGGTATGAGTGCACATTATCGACCTGATACTTCTGGCCGTTGACAAATTTAACGGTGAACCCATCAATGAAGTCATACCGCCGGGCGACGTTGATACACCGCGCCAAGCCCCGTGCGGTGTTCCGGTTGACTCCGTGAGCCATCAGCAGCTTACAAAAGCGCTTGCAGGTCATTTTCTTGGTCATCTGTCAAGACTCCTTTCCAATAGCGCCCTGACCTCTCTGGATCCGGGCATACATTTCGCCGTAAGGGTACAGCGTGGCCTCCGTAAAGCACTCGGCTTTTTCGTTGTAGACCATCAGGATGCCCTTGTGCCCCTCAGAGTAGTGGCGCAGTTCGATGATGGTACGGACAGACTGCCGGATATCACGAGCCTGTGATTTGTGCTGCGAGATCATCAGCTTTTCAAAACGTTTGCGTTTCATGGTTCACTCCACTCCTGCCAATAGGCAGTTACCATGGGATCATTCACGCCCATCTCTGCAAGGCGGTCAAAGATCCCGTCAATCAGATTTTTCATTTCACCGGTGGTAAAGGTGGAGCTGCCCTGTGTGCACTTGACCGTGCAGCGGTTGCCGTCCAGTATCTCCACCACATGAACAAGCCGATAGCAGCCGCGCAGGATATCCAGAGCGCCCGCCGGGACTTCCAGATAGTCCACCTTGGCCCCGTACTTCTCCAGCATCTCCAGATAGCAGTCCTCCGGGGTCACACCGCCGGTACGCCCGGCGTTGTAGGCATCGGCCATGATGGTAAGCAGCGCCCACATGAGGCTGTTCTGTGCCGTGCTGCGGGCTTTGTTCACCGGCTCCACCGTCAGGGTGATATGCAGTGGCTGACCGTGTGCCAGATCGTCCAGACGCTGGTAGATCTGTCTCTTCACAAATTCCCCGGTGTTTTCCACTTCCAGCTTGCCGGTCTGCGGATAATACACCACCGGCAGGCGGCCGATTACTCTGCTTGCCATACCACTTTGCGCTCCCCCTGCAGCAGCTGCACACCGATGATGTGCCCATCCTCAGCCCGCAGCAGCTTGTCCACGGTCAGAGCGCCGTGCAGGCGGTAGCCCACCACCGTGGGCGGGTCGTTGGGGTTCTTTGCCCGCTTGTGCACCGGGTCAATAGCAACTTGATCGGCGGCAAAGATCAGGGAAGGCAGCGCCATCACATCAGCACCGGCACCCCAAAGGGCCGCAGCAGCCAGAAAGCTGCCGTTTTCCTTCCACTTGTCGGGGTTTGAAATCTGCAGCTTGCCCGCCGGGGCAGCTGCGTCCTTGATGGCGAAGTTGTTCATCAGCGGGTGATACACGCCCACGCCGCACCAGAGGCGGCCATCTGCGAAGTAGTAGCGCCGCGTCCAGCCCAGCGTGCCAAACGTTTCATCCATCATGCACCAGACGGCAGCGGGGTCAGGCAGCAGCCGGACGCGCACGGCATCCGCGCTACACTCGCAAATAACCACCTGCACCTCCTGCGGGGCTGTCTGGCGGGGTTTGGGAGCAAACAGGGGAAACTGTACCACCTGCGCCGCCGGGCGCTCCTGCGCGCTCTGAATGGGCTTTCTGCGGGTGGTGCTTTTCGCATTACTTTTTGCGGTTGTAGGCATTATGTAAACACTCTCCTCTCTCATTGTAGGATCTCGGATCTGCGAGAGGGTGCAGCCAGCCATATTGCAGGGCAGCTTGTGCGGCGGCCCTCTGAGGGGGGCAGCTCTCCACAGATCATTCATCTCGTCAGCGGTCACACCGCTGGCAACGTGGGTGTGATGGGTGCAGGGCACCATGCAGATCACTGTGCCATCCTCTGCGGCAGTGTAGACCACGGGAGGCATCAGGCGGCGGATCTCGCACAGCAGCTTTGCCTGCTTTGTCGGGGTCATGGCGCGGGGCCACAGCCAATCCTCGTCAAGCATCCACACCAGTTTCCCGTCCAGTGTGGCCTGCTTTGCGTCGGGCCATGCGTTGGCGTGGATCTTACGCCTGACGGTGGCGGGCGTTTTTCCGTGGATCTCAGCCCACTCCTCAACAGTGACCATCCTTCCCATGGGATCAGCTCCTTTCTGTGCTTTGGTACACTGGCAGCGGCTTTTGTTTGACCACCTGCCGCCATCGGTGGGCTGTCTATGTTCCAGCAGTCACCGACACTACTTTTCAACTGTTTTTTACCGGGTGCGAATCTTACGGATACAAAGGCACCCACCTTTTGACGCAGTAGGTTGTTGCGGATTTTTTCTGTTGTGCTGCTTCTGCACGCACCGGCCTATCAAGGCCCGCCGGAGTCCCGTGTGGCCCCAATACCACACATCTTGTCACAATGAGAGAGGCTCAACATGCGGCCCGATCAGATACGACTGATCCAGTCGGTTTTTGCATCTCAAAGGGGGTGGCAGTGGCTCTTGTTTTACCTCCTGCCACCATTGGAGGGCGCTGGTTATACCGGACTGATGCTCAAAATCTTGTCATCGCCCTGAATATACCAGCAGTGCATTGAACAATACCACAAAAGTATCTCGCAGACGCAGTGGAAAGATCTGCCGATGTGACGGCCTGCTATTGGCTGCGAGATGTCGGACGAAAGCAGATCAGCAGCAGCGGCATTCTCTACCGGGAGGACGATGGTGCCCGTTGTCGGCTCCTCGTCAAGGTCAAAGTTTTTCTTGTGGTATGTGTAAGTAATGCGGATATCTTTCATTCTGCTCACCTCTCAGCGCTTTCCGTGGCGGTACATCACGACAATGTAAAGCAGATCCAGACCGAGGATCACATGGATCAGTATTTTCATGGGTACGCCTCCAGACGTGTGATCTCATAGATCGAGTTATACAGGTAGTGCCGCCCGCCCCGCAGGTATTCGAGGCTTTGCAGCAGCATTTCGAGGTGATACAGGGCAGGCGGCGGGTTGCTGCCTTTCAGGTGGTAGTGCAGCCAGTGGATCAGTTCCCCCAGCTGCGGATCAGACAGCCGCAGTACCGTGGATGCCTGAAACTTGCGCCCGCGATCATCCACCGCGTAATAGAGCACGCCTGCGTATTGCAGCCACTCCTGATCTGTGTTATACTCTGGAGTGAAAAGTGTTTCTATTCTCTCTTTGAGCTTGTCCGTGTTGGCGCACGGGCAGGCTCTTTCTTTTTGCCCGGTCATAAGTTGAACAGCTTAGAGAGAAAAGCTGCCTCCTTGCCGGTAAATTCTTCTTTGCGTTCAGAGGGTTTCGTTTTATAGTGGGCAATGACGGCAGATTTTACGCTGTTTGCAAACCCATCAGCTGCCTGCTGCAGCTGTTCGTCCGTCAGATCGGGGATAAGGCTGTCAACAAACGTTTCGATCAGGGCCACCGTGAGGAGCATAAGCCGGTCAATCCGCTGGCCCTTCCCGATAAAACTAGCTCCAACGTTATCTCCAATTTTTTCAATGACAATCTTCATGGTGTTTCCTTCCTTTTCCTCTGTTGCGTGGCGGGGGCAGTTCGGCCTCACGGCGCTCTACGAGTTCCCGCCGCATGATGTATTTATACGGTTTCTTGGGTTTCCGGGTCTGGGTGTGGGCGTAGTGCGTGGTAAATGCGGCGGTGCTCTTGTAGCCCAGCCGCCGGGCCACCATTGCGGACGTGCCGGATGCGATCAGGTCGCCGGTCTTGGCATCCCAAACGGTGTACCAGTTGCAATAGTTGTAAAAATCAGCCATTGCCGCGCTCTTCTTTCATCAGTGCTATAAGGCCGTCAAGTTCCTCGGCCACAAGGTCGTAAACCTCGGCCCGCGCCTTGCAGCTGGCTTTTACCGGGGCAGCGGAAGCGTCCAGCAGGCTTGCGCTGTTCGTGTTACGCTGGGCCAGCCGCCTATACTGCCTGTTCAGGCTCTCCGCGTATTCAATCGCCGTCATACCCATATCATGCACCCCGCCGGGCATCCTGATCCCGGCCATCGGTCACGGTCAGACCGTGGCACTGCTTCTCTGCGCTGCGCTTGTAGTGCTCACCGGTGGAAAACAGCCCGCTCACGCTCAGCAGCAGGCCGAACCCCAGCGCGAGCAGCACCCACGGTGCAGCCTTGAAGGCCTCAGCCACCTCCCAGCCGCCGTGCATCACAAGCAGGTGGACAATGCCGGCGTTGATCCAGACACAGATTCGTGCGGCACCAACACCCATCAAAAAGGCAGCACCCCAGATTTTAAGATTCTTTCTCATTATCCTCGTCCTCCTCGTTTACCACTCGGCTTGCCAGATCGGCAGCCTTCGTCATTACACGGATCAGCCATGCTTCGGGGTCTGCGCTATTTGCAGCCAGAGCGGCCACCAGCGCAGTGCAAAGGTTTGTTGCGTCTATTCCGATGCAGGTTGTCTCAACCTCCGGGTTTCCGTCCTCGCCATACGACACACGCAGATAATTTTTGTTCGGTTTGGTCATGCTGCACCATCCTTTCATGCTCCAAAGCTTACCAGCCTGTTCGACTTGGCCGGATTCTTTTTAGCTCTCTTGGCCTGAATGGCCCACGGTTTGATAAAATAGCCATATATTTCATCAGGCGAAATGTTCAAAAGTTCGCCGATCACAACAATTTCATCCACTGGAAAGGGCGCTTTCCCGTTCAGCCGGTTACTTAACGTTGCCGGGCTATACCCATTCAGCCTACGGGATATTGCCGCCGCAAGCTCTTTCTGGTTGTATCCTTTGCGCTCCATCAGCTGCTGCAGCTCAATGTAAGGTTTAATCAGCATCCTGCTCTCCCCTTTCGTTTAATCCGGATTGAAGGTCTGGAACCGGCCATCCTTGCCGTTTTTGAAATCTTGCAGCGCTTTGATCTCCTCCGGGGTGAGGCCAGTGTCCTCATACTGGCCGAGGCGCTGCACCAGTTCTTCCTTCTTGGCGGTGCTCCAATAGCCGGTTTTGATGCCGCTGCACCGCGGGGCCGTCAGTCGTTCCATGTGCCGTCCTCCATTTCAAGCTCCCATTCGTCACAGATGGTCCTGCACACCGGCTTAGGAAAACCGATCAGATCCTCACCCTTGGCGGCTGCCAGCAGCGCGTCACCATTGAGGAGGCAAATGCCGCCGCCCTCCCACAGATCGGATGCCCGGCCATTGTACGGCAGGCCGCGCAGTCGGCCCTCCTCGTTGACGATCAGGTCAATGCCGTCCACCGGCTCCCGTGCCCACGATGCGCCCAGACAGCTGGGCGTTACCTCGATAGGGCCGTCCACCAACACCCGCAAAGTGTTCAGCTTGCAGGTGTCGCCATCGTCGCAGGGCACCAGCCTGCACGGCCCATCCGCCGGGATGAAAATAATATACCGTTCCATGATGTATCTCCTTGTTTGATGTGCCTTCTTGCAGTAAAATGATTGCAGGAAGGGATGTGATTTACGTGGATTTTTCTAATATACCTATCAGCAATATGCCTACCAGTGCCCGCCAAGTGGGTGAAATGGCAGCGAAAGAAGAAAAGCGTCGTGCTGAAAAGGCTGCGGCCGATGCGGCGGAACGCAAGCGTCAGAAAAAAGTTGATGATGCGCAGCTTCAGGTCGCCGCCGACCTACAGAAAATGCGGGAAAAATATGAGGCGGACTTAAAAAGTCAGGCCAAAGAAAACAAGTTCAACCGTAAACTTTCCATAGCATCTTTTGTAGTTGCAGTGATATCGCTTTTCATCTCGTTTTTTAAATGAGCTTTGCCCAGCGTTCCGGTTCCGGCGGTTCGCTGGGCTTTTTGTTGTCCATGGGGTTCACCTCCTTGTGCACACCTCGTTTCTGCGGTAAAATAAAGAAATCAGGAAGGAAGTGCAAAAATGGAAAATGTCGTAAAAGTTGTAAATCGAATCATAAACTGGCTGTGGAATCGTGAAAACGTTACACTTTTGATTGCAATTGCAGGTTTCGGAATGTCTCTGTACAACTTTTTTCGGGCGCTGTGGGATAAACGATGCTCGTTCCGGGTTGACTATGTAAGCCATTACTGCTGTTTATCCAAAAGCGGAAAATATGCGGAGCCTATGTTTCGCTTTAATTTTGTAAATCTGTCCTCTGCTCCGCTGACCGTCGTGCGGATGTTCTTGCTGGTTGATGGTAAGAAATATGAGTTTTTGTTCCCGGAACAGCAGGTTTATCAAATGACTCGCCGCCAAAAGGGCGAAACGATTCAGACCGGAGAAGTTAAATCTCAGAAATTACCCTTTCGAGTAGAAGGAAAGGGCGCTCTTGGCGGCTATTTTGCGGCATATCTCCCAACCGATATGGAAAAGACCTTTCAATCAGCAGGAAAATGGCAGCTTGTCGTTCAAACCTCGCAAAAGGAAAAAGTGTTTTCAATTGTGGCGGATAAGCCAGGTTACGATATTGAGCAGTATGGATACTGATGCTAAAGCCAACGTGATTTTAGACACTGATGCATCCGCCCCTTTCAGCTCTTTTCTGTTACCACAGCAACATTGCCAGCCCAATCCGTTGTTTCAACAATAGCTTTACTCTGCCGCTCCTGTACCGCCAGTACAAGAGCGGCAATTTCTTTGGGTTCGCCGGTGATTTCAATTTTCATCTTGTTCACCTCCTTACTCGCCCAGCGGTTCGCTGGGCTTTTTGTTGTCCATGGGGTTCACCTCCTTGTGCATACCTCGTTCCTGCGGTATAATGAGAAATACAGGAGGAATAAGACGTGAAATACTTTTTGACTGCTTTTTTTGCAATTCTGGCTTACAGGGCTGTTTTTTGCGCATCCGGCTACGCCAGAGTTGTCTATTATGAGAAGAAATACAGAGCGTACTTAACGGATAAGGGAGAATTGTTCACTCTTTACGCAGCACCAGTCAAAAAGCTGTTCAAACAAGCTCACATCCCAGCGCCGATGATACCCTTTTGTGAACCTGTCGGATATGGACAAGTCATGACCGCAAATGCATCTGTTTTTGATAACATGGCAAATAAACGGCAAGATACGGTCTGTCATATGATGAATAGCTTTATTCAAGCAAAAGGATACTTCCGAATGAGCTTGTTGGAATGCTTCTCACCGTTGTATTGGATTCAGTTGTTATTTTTTCTTCCAAGTAAGCTGTGTGAGTTTCTTGGTATCTCTGGTGACAGAATCGCAATTAAGATACTTCAAATTATTTACTGGATTTTAACCCCGCTCATCCTCTGCTTCCGAAGCCAGCTCTACGACCTCATCATCCAACTGCTCCAAAAGACGTAAAATGAAGCGGCTCAACCGAATCAGCCCTCTGGCATCTACCTTTTCGGCGGATGCCATATTTTTTTGTGCGTCCAACAGATTATTGAGAACTGTGTCTGTGAAAAGTTTGCAACGAGTAGTGGTCATCTCTTGTTCACCTCCTTGTAATCACCTTATTTTCGCTGTAAAATGATTCTGGAAAGGAGGTGATACGATGGAAGATATCGAATTAAATACTTTTCCGAGCTCCAATATTGAAGCGCTTGCCCTTCTGTACGTCCAGAATCAGGATTTGAAGGGTAAAACCCCGGCTGAGATTCATACGATGTATCAGGATGCACTGTATGAAATCAAGCTGGATTTGCGAGAAAAGCGGAACAATGGTTATTTCAAAGATCACCGTTGAGAACTTTATAAACTTTACACATGACATCTGTAAGGCTTACTAAAGTATCCGCATCTGCGTTCAAGGACTTCTCAGCGAGCAGCTGCAACTGCTTGTTGAGAAGTTCTTCGTTTTTTTCGTCTTTGGTTTCCATAGGGTTCACCTCCTTGTGCACACCTCGTTTCTGCGGTAAAATGGAGAAAACAGGAAGGAGGTGGGAATTATGGATGAACAGAATTTTATGGCTGAAATCGAACCGACTCTTCAGCAAATAAGCGAAATGGTTCCGCAAGAACAGCTTTTGGCCAGCGCAAGAGCAATAACTGATGCTTTGATTTCTGCATTGGACTTTGACAGGGATATGCTTATGAACTCGATTCAACCTGCACTGGAAGAGATATCAGAGCTCATGCGGACACAAACTCAGGATATGGCACAAAACTTGACGGCTCCTCTGCTGGAAGCTTTCCGTTCTGTTCCACCAGATGTTTTGGTTTCGGCTGATGAAGCCAAGACATTAGTGGAAGAAGTAAAGCCGTACCTGCCATTAGAAGCGGCAGCAGCTATTGATGAAAAAGTTACAAACGCTCAAACGGCCAATGCAAAAGTTCCTTGGAGCAAGATCAAAGAAATAATTTTGTTTGTTGTTGCCATCTGGTCGTTGCTTCTTCAACTCAACCCGGACCCTCAAACAGAGATTCAAGCCGAAATGCTTGAACTGCAAAGGCAGGAGGCCGAACGGTCAGAGGAATTTCGTCAACGTACTGAGGAGCATTTCGAAATCGTTGAGGATGCGCAGGAACGAATCGCTCAAGCTGTTGAGATGCTGGTAGATCGTTTCGTCGAAACTGACGATGAGAGTTATAGTGTCACTGATCCGGTTGATTCTCAGAACATTTCGGAAGATTGTGATGCTTTGCAGGATCAAAGCAACCGTCAACCATGATGCCTGTCGCTTCAAACGTTTAATTTCGTTTTCCATTTTTGCCCAGCGTTCCGGTTCCAGCGGTTCGCTGGGCTTTTTGTTTTTCATAAGGTTCACCCCCTTTATGATTTCAGAACTTGCGAAAACTAAAGTTTTGGTGCAAAAAAATAATTAGGAATTTCTGCGTCAGGGATTGCGAGAACACGGCATAAATCGCAGATTTCGGTCTGCGTAAAATCGGTATGTCCACGCAGCTTTTTGTTAAGAGTTGTAGGAGATACGCCGATTTTCTGCGCAACAGTGCTCTGCGTCATGCCGTTTGCACGCATACTGCCGAGCAGCTTTGAATAATCCATTTGTATCACCTCCTTGCCAATACTATACAACTTGCGTTTTCTAAAGTCAATACGTTTTCTAAAGATTATAGAAAAATATCTTGCGTTTTCTATAAAATAGAAGTATACTGTGAATAAGACATTACGGAGGTACGTGCAA